TTAGAAGAAACAAACTGGATGGAGAAAGCAAACATCCTTGGAAAGCGGAAGTCACTGAAGGAGATAATGGTGTAGCGGCATCAACCATTACAAGCTGGTTCACATCCGTTTATGAACCAGACTTTACAGCCGTAACCCCAACCATAACCATCGCAACTGAGCCGGCAAGCTTAACTGAAGTAACCGCAGGAAGCATTTCTGGTAGTCTTTCTGTCGTGGCAAATTCCAACACCTCAAACCCTGTAACTTATCAATGGTATGAAAATACCATCGACAGCTCTACTGGCGGCACTATTATCAACGGTGAAACTTCTGCGAGCTTTGATATTCCAACGGACCTCTTGGCTGACACCTATTACTACTACTGCGTCTTAAGTTCTAGTGGTGCAGAAAATGTAACGACCACAGTGGCTACTGTTGTGGTTTCTTAATGGGAGGGTTGATCATGGCAGATGAAAAATTAAAGGTTGATGAGGCCGCTGAAGAACGAAGTACCACCATTGATATTGGCGGCACAGAGTTTAAGATGATTCTTACCACCAAAGCTACAAAGGAAATTGCGGGGCGCTATGGTGGTCTTGAGAATTTAGGCGATAAGCTCATGAAAACCGAGAACTTTGAAATGGCACTTTCGGAGGTAGTCTGGCTCATTACCCTTCTGGCAAACCAATCCATCCTGATCCACAATATTAGGAACAAGGATGATAGAAAAGAACTTCTCACAGAAGATGAAGTGGAGCTTCTTACTACTCCCTTTGACCTGGCTAATTACAAAAATGCCATCATGGCCAGTATGATGAAAGGCACAAAAAGGAATGTGGAGAGTGACGACTCAAAAAACGAGGTGGTCGGGTAAGTGATGAACAAGTCTTTACCCGACTTATCTACTTTGGAACAGTCCATTTAAGGCGTTTAGAAGATGAAGTGTGGCTTATGCCCATTGGCTATTTAATGGACCTTTGGGAATGTCACAAGCAATTTACCGGAATATCGAAACCGAAACAAGAACGCTATATCGATGAAATAATACCGGAATTTCTATAACAAAACCATTTAGAGTGGCACCTACATTGGTGTCATTTTTTATGCCCCAAAGGAGGTGAACGCTATGTCGGACTTCGGCCTGAAAATCGGTGTTGAGGGTGAAAAGGAGTTCAAGAGCTCTCTTCGAGATATCAATCAAACATTCAAGGTGCTGGGTTCTGAAATGAATCTGGTCACTTCACAGTTTGATAAGCAAGATAAATCCATCAAGGCTATCACAGCAAGAAATGAAGTTTTAAATAAAGAGATCGATGCTCAGAAAAACAAAGTATCCACCCTTGAAGCTGCCCTGAAAAATGCTGCGGAGTCCTTTGGGGAAAATGACAAGCGAACAAAAGCCTGGCAGATTCAGCTAAACAATGCAAATGCAGATCTAAACAAAATGGAAAAAGAGCTGGATGATAACAACAAGGCTCTTGATGCAGCCAGTGATGGGTTTGATGATGCTGGTAAAGAAGCTGACAAGTTTGGGGATGAAATCAAAGACTCTGCAAAAGTGGCAGATGATTCTGGTGGTAAGTTTGAAAAGCTAGGATCAGTCATGAAAGGCGTGGCTGCAGGCATCGGTGTTGCTATGGCTGCCATTGGAACTGCAGCGGTAACTGCAGGTAAAAAGCTCTTCGATATGGCTAATGATGCTGCGGCTGCAGGGGATGAGATCGATAAGGCCAGCCAAAGGGTTGGTCTTTCCAGGCAAGGTTATCAAGAGTGGGACTATGTCCTTTCCCAAAACGGTGCCAGCATTTCATCCTTAGAAAACGGAATGAAGAAACTCAATAACACCGTGGATGATGCCATCAATGGGAGTTCCTCTGCCACAGAAAAGTTTCAGCGACTAGGTATTTCCATGTCAGATCTACAGGGAAAAACCCGTGAAGAAGTCTTTGAGATGACCATTAAAGGTCTTCAAGGGATCTCTGATGAAGGTGAAAAAGCGGCCATTGCCAATGATTTACTTGGAACGTCCTCAGTTGAGCTAGGGGCGCTTCTAAACCAGACCGCTGAAAGCACCGATGCCCTAAAGAACAAAGCCAGCGAGCTCGGGCTAGTCATGAGTGATGAATCTGTGGATGCTGCGGTGAACTACACCGACGCCATGGACAATCTCACCCGCTCCTTTGCCGGGGTGAAAAACAATATCACATCACAGCTCCTCCCTGGCTTTACCATGATTTTAGATGGTTTGACGGGCCTCATCACTGGTCAAGAGGGGGCTGCCGAGCAGCTTAAGGAAGGTGCAAGGCAGACGGTTGAACAGATTGCTGTCATCCTTCCTCAAATTCTGGATGTGGTTACTGGACTTATTGCAGCTATTGCAGAAGTTGCACCTGATTTGATTCTGGCGCTTGTCAGTGGCATTTTAGACAATCTTCCTACTCTTATTGAAGCGGCAACCAATATCATCATGACCATTGTAGGTGGCCTTATCGAAGCCTTACCTCAAATTACAGATGGTGCTTTGCAGCTTGTTCTTACACTGGTAGATGGGATTATTAGCAATCTTCCTGCCCTGGTGGAAGCGGCGCTAGTGATGATTGTGACCCTTGCAACGGGCCTTGGAGATGCCCTACCAGAACTTATTCCTTCCATTGTAGAAGCAGTGATTCTGATCGCTACCACCTTAATCAACAATCTGGACTTGGTACTAGATGCTGCTTTTCAGATTATCAGCGGACTCGCTCAAGGTCTACTTAATTCACTGCCGAAGCTAATAGATGCCCTGCCCCAAATCATCAATAGTATTATTGCCTTCATCACAAATAATCTACCTAAGATTATTGAAATGGGCCTTCAACTGACCATTCAGCTGGCAGCAGGACTGATCAAAGCCATTCCGCAGCTTGTCGCTCAACTTCCACAGATTATTACGGCCATTGTAACGGGCCTTGGAAGGGCGGTTCCATCGATGATCGATGTAGGGAAGAATATCGCTCGAGGCTTATGGGAGGGTATCTCTTCTATGATTGGTTGGCTGAAAGGCAAAGTGGATAGTATGGTCGGTGGCATTGTTAAAGGTGTCAAAGGCGTTCTTGGAATCCGTTCACCTTCTAAAGTGTTTGCTGGTATTGGTGCCAACATGAGTGAAGGTATCGGAGAAGGTTTCACTGAGGCTATGAGCGGGGTTGAAAAAGACATTCAGGGAGCTATCCCTACAGACTTTGATTTGGATCTAAACTCTCAGGTTTCTGGAAGTCTCGGTGGGTCTGAAGGTGCAGTCTTTGATGTGACCATTCCACTTACCATTGACGGAAATATTCTAACAAGAGTCATAGCACAACTACAGTGGAATCAAAATACGGTCACAGTTAGAAATCTCGGAGTGGCAGGATCATAAAACAGAGAGGAGGGATGAGCCTTGATTGAAATCTATGCGGGTAGTACTTTGCTTCAAAGCATCAAAAAAGTTATGAGTGCCAATGTCAGAGAAACCTTGGAAGGGGAATATACTCTTTCATTTACGGTGCTGGCAAAATCAGCACTGGCACTAAAGGTTAAACAGATCGCCAAGCTGGATGATCAGTATTTTGAAATCGTTCAGATATCAAAGAGTCTTCAGGGCAGCCTTCCCATCTGTTCAGTGATCTGCGAGCACGTCTCTTATATCCTAAACCATGAGATGTATAACATCACAGTGTTTGATTTCACCGGGGATCCGGCTGAGGGACTTGCTCAGGTTCTTTCAGGTACACCATTTAATGTGGGGATTGTAGATTTCACAGAGAGCGTCACCATGAAGATCAATCAGGAAGTATCAAGAAGGGCAGCCCTTATGCAGTACATTGCCATCCTTGGTGGCGAGATTGAGTACGATGGTTACAACATCAACATTCGAAGTCATAGGGGAAGTACCGACTATATCCCGGTGATGGATTCAAAGAATGTCACCAACGTGGCAGTATCCCATGATTCCAGGGAAAATGCATCTTCTTATGACATTTCATTTTTTAAGCTTTTGAACCTTGCAGTGGGAGATAACGTACAAATTGTGTTTAATCCTCTGGGGATCAACGTGAAGACGAGAATCATCTCCCTAGAATACAATCCCTTTTACCGGTACAACATTCGTGTAGAGGTCGGAAGATACAGACCCAGTATTTCAGATACCTTCTACCGGATAGAAAGTTCATTAAATAATGTGGGAAGCTCAGTGGATGACATCCAAACACAGGTAAATGACCTGGGAGTTTCCTATACCATCGTCTCAAATCTTGTTGTGACAGAAACCACCATTGATGTGACCTACACCGTGGAAAAGGGCGATACCCATCAATATCATGCCCAGTATCAATACACTACAGACAGCGGTGGAAGGATCACAAGCATCACCCTGGATAACATTTTTTCAGAATTACTATTAAAGGAAGTTTCCACTTTAACAGTGGATATGATGAGTTTTTATATCGAATATGCAGACGGAACAACAGCAACATACAACTACACCGTGGATAGCAGTGGAAGAATTACCAGCGTCACGAAAGTATAAAGGAGGGCTGAATCCATGAGCTATGATCATATTTTCAATAATACCCTGGCCATCTGGACAGCCTTTGGTGGCCGGGGCGAGGTTCTCTTTACCATTCCGACTTTAAGCTGGACCAAGAAGTACTATAACAACTTTGGCTACACTCAGTACGGTAGTGAGAAGCAGATTAACGTCTATGATAATGGCAACGCACAGATTGCAGTTTATTACGCTAAGACGCCTTACATGTCCTACTGGAACAAAGCCACAAAGCAGTGGACGGTTGTCAGCGTTCCTTGGTGGAGTCATGGCCAGCCGGAAATCCTATATGCGGCAAATGGTGTGTTTATTGCTAAGATTGTGGGCCTTGCCAATGTTATCGCTTCCTTTGATGGTATCACTTGGCATAATGCTGGATATTGTCCTGGCGCCTATAATGCCATGACCTGTGGTGCTTATGATATGGCCAGAGGCTCTGGTATCGTCAGTTGGTGGTATTACAAATCACCGGTCTATTACAGCTTCGATTCCCTACAGGAAAGAACGGCTTGGAATTTGGTTGGTTCCGATGGAACTTCGGTACCGATTTTTAAATACTTGACCACTCATAAAGGAAACTTTGTTGGTGTCGTTGGTGGCGATAAATCTATCGCAATTGCTAGTTCAGACAGTCCCGGTCTTTGGACCACAACTATACCTGAGGATGTGAATGACACCCGGTATATGTTTATTCGCTCCATCAATGATGTGCTCTTCGTGATGAAGTTCAACTACACCAATGTGGGCGGCGATTTCACATACTATGTGAAGCTCTGTGTCTTGAATGATGATGCCACTGAGATTACAGAGACCAATCTTTCATGGGTCGGGGATCTGGCCAACAACAACATACCAAATCCAAGGAACATCATCTGGATGGAGGACTGGGGGAAGTTTGCCCTTCTAAAAGAGAGTATGCTCTGTGTCTCCAATGATGGACTGTACTGGGAGGGTGTAGAACAGCCAGGTTTCACAACAAGCCAGTATGATACCTTTGATGGTGCAATCTACATTCCCGGCGATGGATTTTATGCCAAAGCCAGCGGGTATGTTTACTATGCACCTTACTAATTGAAGCCCTTTATTATCAGATTATGACGCCTTTAGCCGGGCGTCTTTTTATATATAAATCTACATGAAAGCGAGGAAAAACAATGAGAGACATTTGGACTTATATTCAACTGGCTATTGCTGGCCTTGGCGGTTGGCTTGGCTGGTTTCTCGGAGGTTACGATGGATTTTTATATGCCCTGATTGCCTTTGTGGTGATCGACTATTTACTTGGAGTGATGTGCGCCATTTTAGAAAAGCATCTATCCAGCGATGTAGGTGCCAGGGGCATCTTTAAGAAAGTGGTGATTTTTTCTCTGGTGGGTGTGGCACACATTATTGACCAGAACATCATCGGAGATGGCAGCGCCATCAGAACAGCAGTGATTTTCTTTTATCTATCCAATGAGGGCATCAGCATTATTGAAAACTCAACAAGAATCGGGCTTCCTGTACCAGAGAAACTCAAAGAGATTCTTGAACAGCTCAAAGACGGTGGCGATAAAGATGGAAAAAAGTAATGAGTGGCCATCTTGAAGGAGGAGAATAATGAACCTTAAAAAACTGATTTTCACGGAAAATGAATGCTATAAAGTGGGTAGAAAAATCAAACCCAAAGGCATCATGGTCCATAGCACTGGGGCTAATAACCCCTATCTTCGTAGATACGTTGGCCCGGATGATGGCATCCTAGGAGAAAACCAATACAACAATCATTGGAACCAGCATAGGCCAAGTGGCAGACAAGTCTGTGTCCATGCCTTTATCGGAAAACTAAAAAATGCTACCGTCGCTACCTATCAGACCCTGCCATGGGATCATAGAGGGTGGCATGCAGGTGGTGACGCCAACAACAGTCACATCGGGTTTGAAATCTGTGAAGACAACCTATCTGATACAGCCTACTTCAATGCAGTCTACAAAGAAGCTACGGAGCTTTGCGCGCATCTTTGCAAAATTTATGACCTGACGGAGAAAGACATCATCGGCCATTATGAAGGCTATCAAAAGAAAATCGCCAGCAATCACGGAGATCCTCGGCACTGGTTTTCTAGGCATGGTAAGAGTATGGATACTTTCAGGGCTGACGTTAAAAAGCTACTGACGGTTACTGCTCCACCAACTAAAAAGCTTTACCGTGTTCAGGTCGGGGCCTACAGCGTAAAATCTAATGCAGATGCTATGCTGGCCAGAGCAAAAGCTGCAGGCTTTACGGATGCCTTTATTAAAATCGAATAAGTAAGCACCATGCCCTTGGAGGTTTAAAACTTCTGAGGGCATTATTTTTTTGTTATTTCACAAAACCGTCAGATTTCCATACCTCCCATGGCTACCAGATAGAGGGGAACAAATAATGACCCTTCAGAAAGAGGTGATGGATATGAAACACAACCTGAAGATCAGTGTTTCAAAAATGCCACAGACAGGCGGAATCGTTACTTGCCGTAATGTCACCGTAAGGGAGCGCATTCTACGTTTCCTCCTTGGAGATAAACAGCGTGTAACAATTCTGATTCCAGGAGATAGCGTCCAGGAACTTGCTATCTGTGAGACTAGGAAAGGAGGAAATGAACTTGAGCAAAGTAAAGTTACTGCTTGATGTGGTAAGTGACATGCGAAGCCTTGCAGACAGCATAGAAGTGGTTTGCAATGCAATGACCGAAAGCGATGCTGCGCCTGAAGAAGTGCCTGCCACAAAGTCAGACAAAGCAAAAGAGCAGGATATCCCACTTGAAAAAGTGCGTATGGTCCTTGCTGAAAAAAGCCAGCTTGGTTTTACTGCGCAGGTGCGAGAGATTATCGGGAAGTATGGCGCTGATAAGCTTAGTGCTGTTGACAAGGCATATTACGCTGACATCTTGAAAGATGCGGAGGTTCTTGGCAATGGGTAATCACGCAATACTATCTGCATCTTCATCCCACAGATGGCTCCATTGCTTGCCATCTGCAAGGCTTGAACTTGAGTTTGAAAACACAAGTGGAGAGGCGGCAAAAGCAGGTACTGCAGCACATGAACTCTCAGAACACAAACTGAAAAAGGCTCTCCACATCAGAAGTAAGAGGCCCGTGTCAGAGTATGATTCAGATGAAATGGAAGAATGCACAGATGACTATGTTGCCTTCATCATGGAGCAGGTAGAAGTTGCAAGAAAGTCCTGTACTGACCCTATCGTTCTTATTGAACAACGCCTTGACT